ATTCTATCAAATGCTGAAGGTGCTGTTAATCCAGTTTTATCTCCGAATAATACAGTTCCTTGTCCTGGGAATGTTGCCACAGGATTTACTCTAGCTCTGTATAATTCATCTCTTTGAGTTTTACTTGGATTAAAAGCAAGTTTTACTGCGCCTCTAACAATACCTCTATTCAGACCAGCAGGTGAAAACCAACTGTCTGCAATAAGGTCCGTTCTAGCAGCTAGACCTGCAATGTCACCGTTTAAAGGTACATATCTATAAACATCAGCATATCTGTCATACTGATATTTGTAACCACTATCAAAAACCACATAAGATGATGAACGAATTCCGTTAAAGAATCCGACAATGTTATCTTTTTGTCTGTTTGTGTCTGATATGCCTACAACATCACTTCTTTCAGGAGAAGCAAATATAACAGCGTCTTTTCTGTTTTCTGCAATCGTGATTAAGTTGTCGATATGTGTAGCGTCACCGTCAGCGGCCATAATTAATCCAACATCTATTGTTTCTGCGTCTTGAAATTTCTGATAAGCAGTTAATTTCTGACCAACAGTAGCTGTTGTACCATCAGCACCACTTTGTAGTGATACAGCACTTACAGTAGTTACATCTGTGTATGTAGTTCCTGCCGCCGCTGTTCCCCAGTTTGAACCTGAAGCGTTGTGGTCCATCCAGTAAATATAACTTGATGAGTTATAAATTACATCTGGATAATAGTTTACAGAACCTTGAGGTGTTTTTGCGTCTGAAGCTTTTGATACTGCACCAAAAGATTCTAAAATATCACCTTTTGTTCCTGTGATACCACCGTCTTCGTCAACTACAACAATATGTAATTCGTCATTTACACCACTTAATGCTGTTGCATATGGTGATGTTCCTGGCGCCTTATCAAATAAGTCGTAATGTCTCCATCTTCTTCTTACTTGAGCACCATCTGTGATAACTTCATGTAAACCTGAAGAGTCTGAAGCACCGAAGTATTGTGGTTCTTCTTTTCTTACAATAGTTAAATCGTTAGTTGAAATACTAACTACTCTATATTCGTATGTGTCACCAAAGTTAACAATATCTCCTGCGATAATGCCTGTTCCTGATGTAACCGTAACTACTGTATCTCCGACACTTGTTGAAGCGTCATTTACAGTTGTCTTACTAGTTTCTTCATAAACAGTAGCAGATGGACAGGTATCAATTCTTAAATTGTTTCCCCATGCACCGGCTGTTCTTGCTGCCCATAAACCTACGGAAGCAGAACCATCAGCATAATTGTCTTGGTAATCAGTCGTATTTTTTACTACAAATGCACTACCACTTTCGGTAGCGTTTGATACAGATGAATTCTGTACACGAACCACTCTTAAAGAATTAGAATATGCTAAAAAGTTAGCTGCGGTAAAAAATCCCTCAAAAGTTGATGAGTTAGGTTTACCGAATTTACTTACTAATTCCTGTTCGCTAGAAATACTAACCACTTCGTCTAAAGGTCCTTGTGTTGCTTGGAAAGCAACTGCACCTATAGAAGTCGAAACGGCTGGTATAATTCTAGTAAGGTCTTTTTCCTGTACGAGAACACCTGGTGATACTTGAAATGCCATTTAGGTTTCTCCTTTTAATTAGCTAATTATTTTAAAATAGTCAATACTCATAAGTTTTCTTATGCCCATATTTAAAATTCAATCTTACTGATATTTATAATATACTAAAACTACACTAGTTTCCTTTATGTACGACTGGATGCCATACCGTACCATACTCATCAACCTCAACCTTTTCGTGGTCTGGTGTTCCGTCATCTACGAAACCAAATGGCGCCATGTCCTGTTCAATTAAAGACTGTTGTTCTTCATACAACATTTGTCTTGCGTTAGTATCTGTCATCTCTTTAAAGAATGGTTGATTTGATAACCAACCAAATATAACTAAACACATCATCAAGTCATCATTATTACCCTCATCAGCTTGCCAAGATTGGCCTTTTCTAACAAAGGTGGACATCTCTTCAATGATATTGAAATCATTAATTACAATTTTATCTGATTCGATAAGGGTTTTGATGTTAGCACAACCAATTTTTTTAATTTGTTTGGTCATCTTAACACCAAATCCCGAACCTCTCCCACTAAAGCCAGCTCCCAAAATCTGACCTGCTCTACCTCTCTGTGTCGTCATCAATAGATTGTCATACTCTAACTCAAACTGTAAAGCTTCTGCAATCTGTTGACCTAAATCATTTGTTTCTACTAAGACATGAGCATGATTATATGCATTACAAACCTTTTCAATTGTATGTGGAAACAGTAATGGTCTTATTTCATTGTTACGAAACTTTGCAACAATTTTAAATGGCATTTGTGTTACATCTAATATTACAAATGCTGAATAATCTTTTGATACACCTCTGGCGACATCAACTGTACATACATATGTGTTACCTTTTTTAGGATTTTCATACACATCTAATCCTGCATTTGATTCAAGAGGATTACTATACGACATGTTTTTAATTTTTGCTGGACTGATAAGTGTATTAACAGAACCTAAAAACTCACACTCAAACTCTTGTTGGAATTGTTCAGCTGAGGTGTTTCTAATTGTCGCCTCTTTCCAGGCCTCATCTCTACCTGGCACCTCTGACCAATGTACTTCAATAGGTATATAATCGTTTCGTTTATTCTCTGCGTCTGTCCATAATTTATAAAACTGATTCATACCGTATGGTGTAGATACGATAATCATTTTTGTTTTTTGTCCAGATGATATAGTAGGATATACGGCACTAAAAAACATCTCTGCTATATTAGCAGGTACGAAAGCAAACTCATCAAGAAAGATAATGTTGTACGAACCACCTCGAATAGCACTTGAAGATGTTGCAGCCGCCACAATGATTGACTTGTTTTCTAATTCAATGTTACCTTTGTTCCAGTTAATAACTCCTTGTTGCATCCACTTCGGTAGATTTTCATATGCTAACTGTACTCTACTTAAAATATCTCTAGCAGTAGATGATTTGTTTGCTAGAATAGCAATATTAGAATTAGGATTGAAAAGAGCATAATGAAGCAAGTAAGACACAGTAGTTGTAGATTTACCACTTTGTCTAGGTAGTTTACAAATAGTGAAACGGTTGTCATGGATTGTCCTTACAATATGTTTTTGAAAATCATACATTTGAAAAGGCACTAAGCCTTCATCAAGAGATACGATACGAATGTAGGTCTCCATAAAATAGATAGGGTCTTCAGCACACTTTTGATATTCTTGAATTTGTTTTTTAGTAAATTCAATAGGTGTGTTGACCTTTTTAAGATTCGGGTTACCTAGATATGCGTCACTCATTTTAAATTGAATACCATCCTGTTATTATATATTTTTCTTTAGTATTTGAAACTCTGCCTCTATGCATATGTGTCCATGCTGAAGGCCATATTAATGTTAATCCCTTTTCGGCTCTTACTGTCATATTTTGATATAAAAACTCTGTGCCACCATCTGGTACATCATTTAGATAAGTCATAAAAGCAAACAATCTATTCATAGTAACATAGTTTTCAAAATGCCATACTTTATAACCACCACCTATTGGATATTTTTGTATACCAAAATCTTCTTTTATATGAAATCTTTTTTGTGCATGAACACCCTCATACTTATTTTCATATGATTTCAAACAAGCGCCTAGAGAGTCTTTATAATCTGCTACAGGTCCTTCGTGAAAATCTCCAGGAAATTGTAAATCATTTGAGTCTTTTATTTTTTTATCAACTACAATATCTGCTTTATCATTAACATCTCTTTTATTAACAATGCCTGGTTGTGCTTTAGATTTGTGTTCTTCATAAAAATCTACTAAATTATCACAAATCTTAGGGTCAATGTAATATCCACCCATGCAAAAACTAAAAGGTATATCTAATTCTTTTTCAATCATCTAACACTACACCCTCTATGTGAGTGTATCCCATTTTTAAAGCCGCTTGTACTCTTTGACTGCCTCTAAAAACTGAATATTCTTTTTCAGCATATGTAACATTGCCGACACCTTTTCTAGGTGTTTTTGATACTGTGTACTTTCTAACTTCTATGGGGTTTAACAAGTCTTTACCACGAATTAAATCGGGTAACGGCGTCATAGATTTGATATAATGGATTTTACTTAATTCCAGTATTATCTTGTTCGGTACTTGTTTCTGTGCCTTCAATAACTTCATCATCTTTCCTATTTAACATTTTTTGTAGTTCATTAGTAGAACCTACAAATAATGCATTTTTAATATTTGTGTTGGCAGTCTTTGGTAATTCTTTTAAATCTTTTAATTTCTTTTGTAAGTCTTGTAACTTATCAACCGTTCCAGCAACTGTAGTAATCAATTGACCAGCAACCTCATAAGCTCTAGGATGCTGACCCTCTTTTGCAATATCTAATATACCCTCGATTGCTTCATTACCTTTATCAATAAGATTATAGTAATTCTCTCTACTATTTTCATAATCTTGGTCAACATGAGGTTTATCTTCATCTATTTTTCTAGGTACAGGTGCTGGCTGTTCAAATTCTGAAAGAGAAAACTTTTCTTCTTTTTTCTCTATACCTAGAATCTCATTTACATTATCTTCCAATTTTGACATTGTATATTAGCCAGCGTTTCTTAAAGTTGTACCTGTTTCAGCGTCTAATACCCAACCTACTTGAACATTATTTACATCAGCGTGGTCATCTTCTAATTCGACTTTTTTATAACCTGATTTCAATGTTTTTCTTTGAGCATCAGTACCTTCCCAATCTTCAACATAAGGAACCATTGCTCCCGAAACTGCATGATTTCCGTCTGCGTCAAGACCAGGTGTTCTTATAATATTAAAAACATCAACAACTACACCACCTTTAGAGCCTGTAGCTTCGTAACCATCTAACTTGACCATTACTGTTTTTATGTGTGTTGCACTCATAATTTTTCTCCTTTTACCCTATATTTATATTATTAAAATCTGCATTATATGAAATAATCGTTTTGCGAGATTTATTATTTGATTGTGATTTGTGAGCCAACATAGAAGGAAATGTAATTAAATCTCCTTCTTCTAACTCAAATTTATATTCCTGTTTTGTAACATTGTCATAAAATACGGTAGAGTTTTTATTTTCTAACTCTACATAATACACATTTGACAATAAAGTCGTAGGATGTACATGCCAATTATGATAGTCTGTGTCTTGATATTGTTGATACCAATAATTAATTATCCAATATTCTTCAGCATTGTAAAAGTTTTTAATGTTATCATTATATGATTGAATTGTTTTTAAAAATAGGTCACCATAATCTCTAGTATGTTCTTTTGGTAAATAATAATCTGTTTTTTTAATACTTTCAAAATCAGTTGTAACTTTCTTATCAGGCATTTTGGCCATCATAGATAATAAAACATCTTTTATTTGATTATGTTCTTTTATTTTTTGAACAAGAATATATGACTTTATTGGTTTTACATCAATCATGGTAATCTATGTTAATACACATTCTATAATCACTTTTTGTAGGATGACTACTTGTGTGTAAAGTATCTCCGTTAAATAATAATATTCTACCCTTTTTAGGTTTTACTCTACGAACAATCTCTAACTTGTCATTAAATAATATAGTATCACCATCACTATCATTTACATAATATAATGCGACTTTATGAGGTTGATAATTACCATTTTTATTATATAAATCTATGTGTGGTGTATTATGATATACTTCATTATTATCGGTAAATTGAGTTTGTAAGTTTGCTTTTGCTCTGTAAATAAAAATCTTATTAGGCAATCTGTTAATTATATTGTCAACAATATCTGTTTTGTGTGAAACCTTTTTATTTTCGTTATATAAATCATGTGATAATAACAAATATTCTTTAAGATTTTTCATATGAGAATATTTTTTTGTTTGCCATTCAGGACATGTAAAATAAGACCTTGAAAAATACCATTTAAAATCTCTTTCAAGTAATTCTTTTTCTATGTAATCTGCATAGTCTTTATCAACAAAATTATCTAATACTTCAATCATTTGGTATCACCATATTATAGTTTATAATAATTCTGTAATTACTTTTTACAGGATTACTACCAGCATGAAGTATATTACCATTAAACAGAACATATCTACCTCTTTTAGGTGCAACTCTTCTTATTTCATTTTCATTTTCATCAAAAAATATAGTGTCACCATCACAATCATTGACATAATAAATCAATACATGATGAGGCATATCTAAAAAATCTACATGAGGACTATTATGCATATCTGGTTGATTACCAGTATATTGAGTTTGCATATTAGCTTTTGCTCTTATCAGATTTACATTCTTAATATTGTTATGTTTTAAAAATGCGTCTAATACTATATCTGCAATTTTAGTATTATCACTTTGACTTTCTAACTCATAAAAATCATGTACAAACTTTATATAATCTTTTACATTTTTATTATCTTTATATTTTTCTAACACAGTATTAGACAAAGAAACAATATTACCTGCCACATTCCAAGGACATTTATCAAAGTCTTCTTCTATTTGCAATGCAACTTTGTCGTCTAATAAATTATCAAATATTTTAATGTCCGTTGGCTGATACGACATATCTAAATCCTTCAAATTCTTTTTTTTCTACTTCATGTTTTACATAAGCAGGAAAAATACACATTAATCCGTTCACAGGTTTTACTTGATATTTTGAGGTGGGAAAAATAATACTAGGTCCGTTTTCTGGTGGATTAATATAGTATGACATGGACCATAACGCTGGCCAATGGTCATGCAAATTTGCATAATCACCACTTTTGTACTTCATACCCCACATATCTTTAACTCTCATACCATAAGTTCTTTTATGGTCATTAAAAGATATTTCTTTTGCTATTTCTCTAAAGATGTAAGAAAGTTTTATAAATCCAGGTCTGTCTGCCATTTTCCACTCTGTCATTTGTGCTTTGACATTTGTGGTATTGCCTTGAACATCACCTACCTCATCTATAACAGAAACAATTTGACGATTCATTTCTTCATCATCAATTATTGAAGTGTAGATTAAATGTTCTTGATTAGTTGTTACTTTTTGACCGTGTACTTTTATCATCAATTGACCTCATAATTTTATTCATCACTACCACTCGTAGGGTTATATCGTTTACTATCAGTATGAAAAGTTAAACTTGTTGTAAATCCAAAATCATCATCACCGTCAGCTGATGTAGGATTTGGAACCACAATAATTCTTTCTTCTCTTGTTAATGGACTTTCTGTATCTGTACCAAGGTCAGATTGAACAGTTTTAATAACACCTTGATTGGTCATTGGACCATATAGATATGTCTTAGCAGTAAAACTTAATGTGTAAATTACTGCTCGTCTTTGTGTAAATTCACCATTGTATGTGTCTTCATAATTTACACTATTTAAAATAATTGGTACATCTCTTTTTATATCTAACTCAGGTACCATGTTCATAGTTACTGTATATTCTGGTTGAAAGAATGGTAAAATTTGTTCTATGATTTGTAGACCATTCTCAGCAGTTGCTGTAAAAGAATATAAGTTGAAATTAATATTATATGGAACAGGTGTATAATTGTATTCCATTTTTTTGCCATCTTCACCAG